ATTCTATGTCGCTTCCTGATTTACATAATATGCTTTCAGAAATGGAAGAGATACTTGCGCATAACCGTAATCATGTATCCGTTTTAGCTTCTAAACACACTCTACCAGAGGAAATTTCTTGGATGGATGATAGAAATATCTGTATGACACCGCACTTCAGAGAGATATAAATAGTACATAACTTTAGGAGCTATCATGGCATACAATCCAATAACAAATGTAGCAGAAGCAGGATATACCGGCGCATCGAATCCAGATGAATTAGATTTTCTTAGACCTACTGGGTTCAAGTTCCAGATACACAACATTCCAAATGTATCCTTCTTTTGTCAGGCAGCTAACTTGCCGCAGATGTCTATTGGTTCTCCTGAAGTAGAGACTCCACTATCAACTCTTGCGTTTCCCGGTGACAAGCTGAGATTCGGTGAGCTAGTTATTAGATTCCTCGTACAAGAAGATATGGCTAATTACAAAGAATTGTACGACTGGATGATAGGCTTGGGTTCTCCTGAAGACCATAAACAATTTACAAAGTATATAGATGGACAACGATACCGATTTCCGAATCAAAATCAAAGAGCTAAAGACCTTGGTCAGTTCAGTGATGCTGATCTTTTCGTTCTTGATAGTAATAATAATCCTTCAAATCGTATTTCTTTTGTAGACTGCTTCCCGATTAGCTTGGAAGGTCTAGATTTCGACATTAGCTCTGGTGATCAAAACTACTTTGTTGGTGTCGCAGCATTCAGATATCGACTGTTTACAGTAGAATCGGTCAAATAGTACTTGACTTCTATACCGTAATGCGGTATAATATGTATAAATAAGACCTCGAGATTATTATGATAACATTGAAAGAACTCCAAGACTCTTGGGCTGTAGACTGTAAGATTGATGAACTATCACTTGGCAAAGAGTCTACACGCACGCCTGAGCTACACTCAAAATACCTAAATCACATGTCAGATGTGCGTTTGCATTTGCGCAGATCACAGGCTGCTCTATACAAATTGCGCAAGGTAAAGACATCGTACTTTCGCGGTGAACTGTCTAGAGAAGAACTCGTTGCACTAGGATGGGACCAATGGCTAGGACCCAAGCCGCTAAAATCTGATATGAATGAAATGCTCGATTCAGATGATGATGTGATTGAACAAACAAACAAGGTTGAGTACATTGCAACTGTCGGTGATTTTTTAGAGCGAGTTTTACGCAATCTAAATAGTAGAACGTGGGACATCAAAAACAGTATAGAGTGGACTAAATTCACTAACGGACTTTTGTAATGATAACAGTGACTAAAAAGAATGAAGTATATTTGATTGTAGACTGCGATGTTAGCACTCTACAAGAGATCAATGACTTCTTTACTTTTGAAGTACCAGGCGCACGATTTATGCCAGCGTACAAGTCACGCATGTGGGACGGCAAAGCTAGACTGTTTAACATCTATGCGAAAGAATTACCAGTAGGCTTGCTATCATATCTAGAAGGATTCGCAAAGCAGCTAGAATACACCATAAGTATAAATATCGACGTTATCGGCGACCCGGTATCAAATTCATATATCGAAAACTTTACAAAGGAGTTAAATCTACACACTAATGGCAAACCAATTGAAGCCCGTGATTATCAAATTGAAGCCGCGTCTACTGCAATTCGCTCAGGACGCCAACTCTTACTTAGCCCCACTAGCAGTGGTAAGTCTCTCATTCTTTTTACCCTGGTTCGTTATTATCAGCGCCTAGGAAAAAAGCAACTCTTGGTTGTCCCGACCACTTCATTAGTGGAGCAAATGTACGGGGACTTTCAAGACTATGCATCAGAAACAGATTGGCAAGCATCTGAAAATGTCCATCGTATATACGGTGGTAAAGAAAAATCAAATGAATTTCCAATCACAGTAACAACGTGGCAATCTGTATACAAGTTTCCAAAGAAATGGTTTGAGAAATTTGATGTTGTATATGGAGACGAGGCGCATTTATTTAAAGCAAAATCACTAACTAGCATTATGAATAAATGTGAGAATGCGCCTTATCGCTTCGGTGCTACTGGTACGCTTGACGGAACAAAGACACATAAACTGGTATTAGAAGGCTGCTTCGGACCAGTGATAAATGTCACTACCACAAAAAAACTCATGGACGAAGGTAGCATCGCTAAATTAAAAGTGAACTGCATCGTCCTACAATACCCTGACGAAGAAAGGAAAAAAGTCAAGGGAATGTCATATCAAGAAGAGATGGATTATCTCGTATCTAATGACAAGAGAAATGTGATTCTCAGAAATCTAGCAACTACACAAAAAGGAAACTCTCTCGTACTATTTCAGTATGTTGAAAAGCAT